TTTAAAAATCTTTAAAGTTTAAAAAGATTTAAAATAAAAAATCCATTTATAATATAATGTCTAAAAAGGATAATAAATTAGTAAATGTTTGGGATATAATTGATACTTATTTTCGGGATACAAAATATTATAAATCCCAACATCAAATTGATTCTTTTGATGAATTTATTTTTTCAAATGAAAATGGCCTTAGAAAAATAATTAAACGTGAAAATCCATTTATTTTATTCAAAGGAGAAAGTTCTAAGGGAGATGATAATTTTTCATATGAAATAAAAATATATTTTGGAGAAACGTTAGATGAAAATGGTGAACCAATTGAAGATATTGAAAATATATTTGTATCTTCACCATCTATATATGATAGTGATGATAAATCATTAAAAAATATGTACCCTAATGATGCGAGACTTAAAAATTTAACTTATAAAGGAAGTATTTTATGTAATATTGGTGTTCATTATATATTTCATAATGAAGGTGGGAGATCTGTTGTTAAAAATTTTGAAAAAATAAATATTGGCTCAATACCAATTATGATTCATTCTAAATTATGTTTATTACATAGATTAGATGATATTAAATTAAGTGAATTCGGAGAATGTCCTTATGATCAAGGTGGTTATTTTATTGTAAATGGAAAAGAAAAAGTTATTTTATCACAAGAAAAAAAGGTAAATAATATTTTGTATATAAATAAATCATCAGACGATAAAATTATATTAGAAGGAAATATTAAATCAATATCAAATGAAGGATTTCAATCATCTCGAACGAACCATGTATCATATATAAGAAATAAAATTAAATCAAAAATAGATAGTTCTAAAATTGAACGTATTGAGAATACTTTTATTGTTAGAATATTAGGATTAGATGTTAAAGTACCATTGTTTATACTTTTCAGAGCGTTAGGATATGAAAGCGATAAAAAAATACTTGAAACAATAGTTTATGAAAATGATAATGAAGAATTAAAATCTAAATTATATGATTTATTAATACCTAGTATTAAATCTTCACAACCTATATATACACAGAAAAATGCTTATAAATTTTTATCATTAAATACAAAGGGTAAAGAAAATTTTAATGTTTATGATATTTTAAGTAATAATTTATTCCCTAATTACAATGATAATATTTCAAAGTGTAAATATTTAGGTTTTATAGTTAGAAAAATATTATTAACTCACATCGGATTATATGATGAAACAGATAGAGATTCATATACAAATAAAAGAGTTGATTTACCTGGATCATTATTGCTTGAATTATATCGTGAATTATGGGGTAATTTTAAGAGAAACACATCATTAAAAATTGATGCAGAATATAAGTTAAATCATGAATCAATTGAAGGTTCTGATATATCTAATATCATAAATGAATTTAATATTGGAAAGATATTTGATAATTCAATTATGGATTCAATATCAAAATCTTTTGGTGCTAGATTTGGAACTGGATTATCATCAAGGCAGGGGATTGTCCAGGATTTAAATAGAAATGTTATGCTTGGAACATTATCACATATTAGAAGATTATCATATCCTTTACCATCCGGATCAAAGACAATTGGTCCACGTAAGTTACATAATTCTCAGTGGGGATTTGTTTGTCCGACGGAATCTCCCGATGGTGGAAATGTTGGTATAATTAATCATTTATCTATTTTTGCTAGAGTTACAACAAATATAGATGAAAATTCTATATATGAAGCTTTAGTAGATGGCGATATAATTAAACTTGAAAATGTTATAAATGAAGAATTTTATAATTCAGTAAAAGTATTTTTAAATGGGACTATAGTTGGTGTACATAGGGATCCTGTATATTTATTAAAATATATGAGATTATTAAAATTAAATAGTTTTATAAATATTGGTACTTCTATTTCTTGGAATATAAAAACTGGAGAATTACATGTATTTTGTGATTCTGGAAGAATAATAAGACCCATATTTAATTTAAAAGATAACAATGGTAAAAAATATAATGAACTTATATCTGGTGATATAAATTATATTAAAAGTTGGAATAATTCTATTTATGGATATATGTTTGAAATAAACGAAGATATAAATTTTAATACTAGTGTTTACTTTAAAGAAGAATTAGATAAACTTAAATCCGAAAAAGATGATTTATTCCAATTTTTAGAAGAAAAATCTGCTGTAATTGAATACATTGATTCAACAGAAACAGAAGAAACTTTAATTGCTAAAGATATAAATACATTTGAAGATAGACATACTCATTGTGAAATACATCCTTCATTAATGTTAAGTGCTGTATCTCTTAATATACCATTTCCAGATCATAGTCAATATCCTAGAAATGTATTTTCATGTCAACAAACTAAACAATCTGTAGGAGTTTATTCATCAGCATATAATACTCGTTTTGAAACATTCGCCCATATATTAGAATATCCTCAAAGACCAATAGTAACTACTCGATATAAAAAATATACTGATGTTGATAAATTACCATATGGAATAAATGCTATTGTTGCGATAGCATGTTATTCTGGGTATAATCAAGAAGATGCTGTTATTTTAAATGAAAGTTCTATTCAACGGGGATTATTTAAATCATTATATTTTAGAAGTTATGAAGATAGTGAAAGTAGTGAAGGAAATAAAAGAATTTATTTCGGCAATCCAAAAACGGAAAAAAATGTTGAAAAAACAAACATGGCTAAGTTTGATAAATTAGATGATAATGGTTTTGTTAAAGAAGGAGAATATATAACTGATAAAGATATTATCATTGGACGATGTGAAAAAAAAATGAATAGTTCAGGATCATTGATAACAAAAGCAAGTGGAAAAAGAGTTAATTTTGGAACAAGTGGAACAGTTGATAAAGTAAGTGTCTTAAAAAATAAAGAAGGACTTAGATCATGTAAAGTTAGAATTAGAAAAATTAAATCACCCGGTCCTGGTGATAAATTTGCTTCAAGATGCGGTCAAAAGGGTATGTGTGGAATGACATTACCTAATTATGACATGCCATTTACTAAAGATGGTATAGTACCAGATATTATAGTAAATCCACATGCTATACCTACTAGAATGACTATTAATCAGTTATTAGAAGTTATTCTTGGAAAGAGTGTCTGTTTATCAGGACATTTAGGAGATGCGACACCATTTCAGAATAATGACATACGGGAGTTTTCAGAAGTATTAGAAGGATTTAATTATCAAAAAGATGGTAATGAAGTTATGTATTCTGGTATTAATGGAGATCAGATAAGAACATCAATATTTATAGGTCCAACATATTATCAGAGATTAAAAATTATGGTTGCTGATAAAATGCATAGTAGGGGTACTGGACCTTCGCAACATTTAGTAAGACAACCAGCATCGGGTCGAGCTAATAATGGTGGACTTCGTATTGGAGAGATGGAAAGAGATTCAATTCTTTCACATGGTATTTCTGAATTTTTGAAAGAATCTGTTATGGAAAGGTCTGATAAATTTAAAGTTCAAATAGATAAAAAAGATGGTTTAATTAATTATGATGATAAAAAAGAAACAAAAGTAAATGTAGAAATTCCATATTGTATGAAATTATTAATTCAAGAATTAGAAACCATGTCTGTAGCAACTCGAATAGTTACAGAAGATAATATTTCCAATATTCCGGTATTTAGATATTTACAGAAAAATATGAATAAATATTCAATTGAAGAAGGATTATCAGATGAAGAAATTGAAGAATTAGAAGAATAAATATTTAAAAATACAAAGATATTTATATTATATTATAAATGAAAAGCGAATTAAATTTAAACAGTAATACTATTTTTTATAAACATGTTCTTCATTATGTTTACAGTAAATATACTGATCAGATAAATAGTTTTGAGTATGTTGCTGAAAGTACTATTAAACCTTATGAATTTATATATAGAAAAACTAATTATCCCACAGTAAAAGTTTGTAACCCCACGGATATTAATATAGATTTAAAATATGAAGAAAATGTTATTAATTTTGATTTGAAGACTTTAAAAGAAAATGATATTCCTGTAAAAATATTAGTCCCTGGTCCAGGTTGTAATTCTGCTCCTGAAGAAGCTATATTAAAACAGATTAAATTAAAAGGTGATACTAATGAAATTTTAATTAAATTTGTTGATGAAGCAAAGAAATATTGTGAAGATCAAATTAAATTATCAAAAAAATCTGAAAAGAAAACTATAAAAGTAAATATGTGGAGAAAAGAATATTGGAATCTTTTATTTAAAAGTCCAAAAAGACCAATTGATACACTTTATTTAAAAGAAGGACAAAAAGAAGAATTACTTAAAAATGTTGAGAAATTCTTTAATGAAGATACTAGAGCAGATTATTTAGAACATGGTATTCCATATAAAAGTGTTTTTATGCTTTATGGACCACCTGGGACGGGTAAGACAAGTTCTATAAATACAATTGCTTCTTATTTTGATTGTGATATATATGTAATTCCTATTTCAAAAGAATTAACAGATTATGGTTTAATTGATGCTATTTCTTATTTAGAAGAAAAAGAGGAGAAAAAAAGAATTATTGTTATTGAAGATATTGATTCAATTTTTACAAATAGAAAAAAGGGTGATGATGATAATGGTATTACACTTCAAGGACTTTTAAATTGTTTTGATGGTTTTTCTTGTGTTGAAGGTACATTATTATTTATTACAGCAAATAAACCTGAAGTTATTGATAATGCTTTATTTAGATCATGTCGAGTAGATCATAAATATGAGTTGGGGTATGCTGATGAATATCAAACAAATTGTATTTTTGAAAGAATGGCACCTGAAAATGATAAAAATAATTTTAATAAATTTTATAAAATGATTAAAAATAGAGAATATACTACAGCAATGTTACAAGAATTTTTATTTTTTAATAGAGAAAAAGAAACTATTTTTGATATTATTGATGATTTTTATGAAATAATTGAAAATAATAAATCAGATCATTTTGAAAAAAAGAATGATAAAAACATGTATAATTAAAATTTGAATTTTTATATAAAACTATATTATAAATAATTAATAATAATGAATATCGTTGAAAAAGTAAACAAAACGAGGTATACACTGAAAGAAATTTTGAAAGAAGAATGGGAAACATCAACCATAGCTGATCTTTCGGATACAGAGATACAGAAGATTTATTCTATTCCATCAGCAAAGAATAGTAATCTTGCTCTATTTGGACCTGCTTCCGGATGTAATTTTACATTGAAACATTTAAAGATACCTTCACACAAACTTCATGTAATATATTTTAATCTTCCTGAAATCGGTCGTCAAAATTCAAAGGTTACAAAAGCAGCGTGTGAAAAATTAAACAATCTATATCAAAGCGAAGTGATTGATTTTGAAGATAGTCTTTATATAATCATAAATGATAGTGTATCAGAGTCATTGGAAAAAAGTTTTATTGAATTAAATGCTTTACTTCAAAATGGATTTAATGAAAGACAATTAAGTGAGGATATAATTACAGAAATGAAAGAAAATAATTATCCATTAGAAAATAAACATTTTAGAAATGTACATATTTTCGATATTAATCATTTCACAAATGATATTACCAAACATAGACTTGTACCAAAACATATACCAATTAGAAATAAAAAAGAAATAGAAGAGATATTTATTAAATGTAATGCTAATAATAATCAATTTCCAATAATTTCAAAAACAGAAATTATGGCCAAAATAACAAGGTTAGCACCCGGAGATATATGTAAAATTATAAGAAAAAGTCCTAAATGTGGAGAGTATCCATTTTATAGAGTTTGTAGATGATTTTCCATATATGGTTTCTCTTGTGATAATTCATCATATAATTCTCTATTTACATATTTAATTTCAACATCTTTTTTACATGAAGGTTTTATTTGATTTGCATAACCCGCACTAATTAATAATAAACCCATAACGAATATAATTAAAGATATATTTAGTCTCATTATATTTTAGTTAAACATAAAAAAATCTAAAAATCCACTCTTTCTATCTTCGCTTTGAATTAATGGAGATTCTTCTTGAGTATCTCCATCTGCCGTTTCAGAAGTATCATCGGGTTCTGTTAAATCAATATCACTTTTTATTTTATATTCTATACTACAACTTTTTAATTTTTTAATATTATAATAGTTTGTTATATGATATACTATTATAATCATAAATATAATTGATAGAAAAATGATCGGAACTTCCATATAGTTAATAATAATATAATTTATTGATCTTTAACTTTATTTGCCATCCAAGGATCAACAGATTCTAAAGAATTTTTAATATCTTCATCAACTTTATCATTTCCAATTACTTCATTAATTTCTTCTGGTACTGACTCTTCTACTTTTTCTGGTTCTGATTCTTCTACTTTTTCTGATTCTTCTACTTTTTCTGGTTCTGGTTCTGATTCTTCTACTTTTTCTGATTCTTCTACTTTTTCTGATTCTTCTGATTCTTCAGGAATAGAATCTACTTTATTTTCTAATTTATCTTTTTCTTTCTTTTTCTTTAATGCTTCTTCTCTCGCTGCTTTAACCTTTTCTCTTTTTTGTTCTTCATAAAAGATATCTTTATTAATAGAATTTTCTTTATATTTTTCCATCATATCATTTAATTGAGAATTCATAAATTGCTCATCTTCAATTTTATCAGCACACGGATCCCAGGGAAGCCAGTAACCAACCTGACCTACAAAAACGTGAAAATCACTATCGGTAGTTTGAAGTTTCTTTGCTCTTGCTGTTGCTTCTTCTTGTGTAGAATAAACACCTCTCATTTTAATACCTCTTATATTAGTTTTAAAATTATTATGTTGATCAAAGTCTTTTTGTAAATCATCTTGAAACTTATAGCAAAAATCATTATATTGTTCAAGAGTTTTTTTGAAATCCATATCTCTATCTTTACAGACGGATTGTAAAAATTTAGAAACTTTCCAAGCTTCTTTCGATTCAATTAAATTTTCAGGAGATACAAATGATAAACAACAGAAACTCTGTCCGGGAATAGGATCATCAACATCTAAATAATCAACCTTTTCTTCTTCAGTCATTTTATAAAGAATAAATTATATTTTTTAAATACTTTAAACTTATGTTTAATTAAAAAAATTAGATTATTTATATTATAATAATGAATTTATTTATTGAAAGTACATTTGTAGGGATATTGGGAGCAGTTATCGGATCAATTATAGTAAATCAATATGATAATATTCCATATAAAGAATTTATTCCGTGTATATTATATGGGATTGTATGGGTAATTTATTTTGGATATAAATATGATGAAAAAGATAAACCATGCTTTTTCGGTGATTGCGAAAAAAAAAAGATGATCGGTAATTTTGTAATCTATGATGATTTAAATGATAATAATATAAATGATAATAATATAAATGATAATAATATAAATGATAATATAGTTGAAACATTTATAAAATCAGATAAATTTATGGATAAAAAAGAAGGTTATGTTTTTAAAACGGGTGATCAAGGGACTGGGTATTATTTAGATTAATATTATACTGTATTTGGATTATCCATTAATTTAAATAATCGACTTTCTCTAAAAGAATTGCTTTCATTATGTACCATGGAATTTTCAAGTTTAGAAACAAGTCCGTCTAATTCATCTAATAATTCATCATTTTCTCTTTGAGGTTCCCTTGAAGTATCCGGTTTATTTAAATTTAATGTTGATGGTTCAAGACTTACTCCAGGATCTACTTTAAATCCCCATAAATAATCAAGTCTAAAAGCTCTTTGAGATATTAAAAATAATGTTACTTTCCTTAATCCGATAGATATTTTTTTAAGTTGAGCATCATACAATATATATTCACCATTGTATTTAGATAATGAAACAACATGATTACCAATAATATTATCTCTTATATTTTCAATGTAAGTATATCTTCCAAGAACAGCCGTGTTTTCATTATCAGAAAAAATTTCATCATAAAATGTTTTTATAAAATTAGAATATCTTTTTATATAAAATCTTAAATCATCTGTAGATTTACTTTTTTGAACGATTCCTGCATATGATCTTTTATTTCTTTCTACTAGTAATATTTTTTCTCTTATAGTTTTTAACTCTTCAAAAAGATTTCTTGAATGTAAAAAAGCAAAACCGTAGTCAGGATGAATTCTTTTAAATTCATCTATTATTTCTTCATCATACATACCACTTCTTCCATAAAAACCAGCCAAAACCTTACTTTCTTCTTCATTAAAACCTAATAAATTAAGGACACATGGAACACAATCTTTAGATAGAGCATGTATGTTTTTCCATTTTGCATAATCTTCTGGTGATAAATCTTTGTATGCACCTCCTTTTTTTACTGCTGCTGATCCCCATTTTCCTTTCTTTTGTTTCCTTTTTCTTTTTTTCTTTTTAGTTAAATTTTTCCCTTTAACTTCATCTATTTTTTCTAAAAATTGTTCTAATGTTTCATCTGAATCAAAAAAAGGTTCTGATTGAGAATATGGTATTGCCTTTGTAGTATAATTTCTTAAAATATTACGAGTATCTTCGTCTAAATATAATTCTGCTGGATTTTCTGAACCTTTATCTTCTAATCCCTTAACTGTATTAAGTCTTTGTTTAGCATTCATTAAATTATGTCTTTCAACAGTTTCAATTGATCTTTTAAGCATATCTTCTACAATATCTAGTGCTTTTAATTTTTCTGGGATAAATTGACCACCAAGTTGTTCTTCAAGTATTTCTCTTTCTCTCAAAAAGATAAGGTCATTAATAGATGGAATACCTTTATGTATTGATTCTTTAAAATCTTCTGATTTATCATGATAGAGTGGTAATAATATAAATTGTTCTAATAATCCAAGATTATAATTTGAATCACCCAATAATCTATAAAATATTTCAGTAACTATTTCTGTATATACAGTAGTGCCTTTCTCCCCCCGTGCGACTTGTCTACTACCATCATATTGAGTATGTAGTACTCCGTCTTCTAAAAATAATTCATATGCATTTAAATTATCTTTTTTGAAACAATATGTCAGCACATCAACTTCATCTAAATAAAAAAATTCTGAACTTGTCACAGCCATATCATATCTACTTCTTTTACCCATTGTAAATAAATCTGCTTCAGTTGCCTTTCCCTTACCTCCATAAATAGCATATTTATCATATTTAGAAACATCCATCCTCTCTAATAATAATTTTAATGCTTCATTACTAAAATTATCTATTAAATCTCTAATCAAGAGTGATAATGAACGATGATTATTTTGTTTAGTAACTTCATCACTATTTCCATCTTCATCTTTTGGATCCATATAAGCTTTTAATTCTTTAGGATTTTCTAAAATAGAATAATTACTTAATAAAAAATTCAGACCATCCATTATATATATAATATAACAATATAATATAATGAAAAAAAAGACTACCAACTTTAAGAAAATGGATTCAAGTATCCTCATAAAAGAATATGGAAAGTAGGTATGATTATGTACGTACGTTTAAAAGTTTTAAAAGATAAGGGAGAGAAGGAAAGAAAAAATTATACATTTAAAATTTGAAAATTAAATATTAATTATTGTAATAAAAATTTAATAATGTTGAGAGAAATCTTTAACATCTTCACAAAAGTTCAAAAGCAACCTCTTTTAGGGAGATGGAATATAAGCTATGATAAAAACAGACTAGAAAGAATTGTATATTTGGCAAATCATGACCATTGTGGTCCGTGTGGAATAATTAACCATGATAAAAAAACATTTCATAATAATATAGTTAATAATGAAAAAAACTCAAAAAAAGAAAACTGATAAAAAAGAAAAATTATTCAAAAAATATTCTAAAAACAAAGAATCCTTAACAAAATCAGAAATAATTAAATTAATGAAGAATGAATTTTTTTTATCATATAGTAAAAATGTTAATACTGCATTAATGAATATTTGGGGAACAAAAAAGAAAAATAAATACGTAATTACAATGAAAAATTTTAAGAACCTTTTTACAGCCAAAGAAGGATTCTTTAGAAATATTAAAATTTAAGAAATGTAATCTTTGTATAGATAACCTATAATAAGTCCAAATAGAAAGTGAGAAAGTCTTTCATAGTTTCTATCTTTCATTTCTTTCTCATAATGATATTTTGGATGTTCTCTTGGAGATGGTGTATCCACTTCATCATATTCACCTTCACTACTCTGTGATTGTTCTGAACTACTGAAATATTCTTCTTCTCCTTTTGGAATAAGGTGTAGTTTGTTATCCATTTTATTGAAGTGTAATATAATACATTTATATACTTTCAAATTTATATTTTTGGAAAGAAAAGGTTCCAAGGATTTTTTTTTATATCATCTCTAATACCAAAGTTCCTTATGTGATTAAAAGAATTAACAACAAGGATGGTGGAAACCATTGGTAAAAAATAAAAAACTTTGTCTTTCATTGATAATTTTACATTTATTTTAAATTAAGAATTTAATCTTAAACTAAATAATTACTTATTCTTTTTCTTTCATCCATAGCTTCTTTTTTGTATTTCCTTGCCCGAACGTAAGAAGGAGTATATTTATTAGAACTATCTCTTTTTTTATTTTTTACATATGTTTTTGAATGTTTAACCAAATAATCTGTAAATGAGTAATGTTTTGAAGGTATCATATAACGATTGTTTCCAATAATTCGAATTGGGTTATTTGGTTTCAAAAGATTTAGATGACCATAAATGTCGTTCAAGAGATATCTTTGAAGGTATTCTTTAAGGTGATATTTGAATTGATCATCTGAAAGTTCTTTCCATTCTTTTGCTTCTTTTGAAGGATAATATTTCTCATAAATCATGAGAGAAACATCTCTGTCTAGAAAGCGGAGGGGACTTTCTGAGTCTGCCATATTTATTAATTAATATCTCTAATATATTATTTCAAATTTAAATATTCAATAATTATATATGGAACTTGATACAATAGATGGACATTCAAAAGAAGCGATGGATAATAAAAAGAAATGTAAGGTTCCCCAAAGTGATCTTAATGAAGGATGGTTAGAATCACATTCGGTTAAATTAAGAGATGGTAAAAGTTTAAAAGATTTAAAAGATTTAGATGATAATGCTTTTGAATTTCATGAACTAATACGATGTAAAGATGCGAATGAATTTCTTGATATGGTTTGTGAAAACGGTATGTTAATAGTTAATGGTTGTAAAAGCAGTGAAGGATCAAAAATGAAACATATTACAGAAAATGAATTAAAAATGCTTCAAAAAAATGTAACAGAAGGAGAACGTTTATTACATGAAGAAATGGATCTTCATCTCCGCACAGAATTTTATTTATATTTTGAGAAATTAATACTATTAGAATTAGGGAATCGTCTCTTAAATGACAAAAATTTCGGTGAGGATAAAGAAAAGTTAATTGCTTTAAAAAATTACTATTATGAAAACTTCCCTAATGAAGAAGGTGAAGTAGAAGTATCAAGCGAGAACAGTGATGAAGGAATAGAACAAGAGTCAAAGTTTCTTTTGCGTCTCAATAAAGAAAAAGAAGAATTTAAAAGTTTATTCAATCTAAGGAAAATAGAATACCTTATAGAACAAATATTAGATGAAGAAAAAAGGGATATGTTTATGAGATGCTATTTATTTTTCTTTGGATATGAGGGAAAATACTCAAGTCTAGAAGAAATAATAAAAAGAGTAAAAGAATTTACTGAATTAGAGGGAGTAGATGACGATGAAGAAGATTATAGAAAACTTTCATGGATAAAAAAAGTATTAGCTAACTTTATAGAATCATTAATAAAATATAGTTTTTTTACAAGAAACGGTAAAATTGATATGAATCTAATAAAAAAGGAAATGGAAAATAAAAGAACGAGTGTCTCAGATAAGTTTTTTAGGAGATCACTTATAAGATTTATAAATATAATTAATGATTTAAACAGAGATATGGTTAAACTTGATAAAAATGAATTAGAGAAATCAGAAAATAGTTATGAAGGAGGAACCAGAAGTACTAGAAAGAAAAGATCTAATAGAAAAAATAAAAGATCTAATAGAAAAAATAAAAGATCTAATAGAAAAAATAAAAGATCTAATAGAAAGAGTAAAAGTAGAAAGAGTAAAAGTAGAAAGAGTAAAAGTAGAAAT